TCTACCCAAAAAGAAAAACCAGCTTTTATTAAATCCCATAACCATATTCCAAAATCTATTACTGAGGAAAAACCAGCTTTTATCATATCCCATAGCCATATTCCTGCATCTTTTAAAAAATCAAAAGATGGAACTATTATGTTATCCCATATCCACTGTCCTGCATCCAAAAGAATATTAAATGTTTCTTTTATTCCTTCCCATATTGGCTTTAAAATATTTGCCCAAACCCAAGAAATTCCATCCCCCAGAATACCTACAAATTTTTCAATATAACCGGCAACCCTTTTCATTACTGGTGCAAACCATTTAATAAATGCTGCTAATCCCATCATTACTGGTTTTAGAATAGGAACTAATGGTAAAAATAATAACATTAAAATAACTTTTAATAGGGATAAAATTGGTTTTAATAAAAAGCCTAAAGATTCAATAACCAGGGCAATTCCGCCCACTGCTAATCCCACAACAGTCATAATGCCCCCTAATTTTCCGATACCTCCAGCCACACCATCTATGCCTTTTGATTGTTGAGCCATTGATCCTGCAACATCCCCTGCGGCTTCAGTTCCTAAAGCTCCAGCACTTCCGCCTTTCATTCCACCTCCACCAAAAAGTCCCCTTAATTTTTTTGAAATAGCCCCAGCTATATTTTCTCCTAGTTTTTTTCCTTCGGATCCTGTTTCTTTTACATTTATTGGTACTTCAATTTCAAATGCCAAAATATTATACCTCCACCTTTTGCATTTTTAATTTTTTCATTATTTGTGCTTCAATTTTTCTATGACAAGAAGGGCATAAGGTTATTAAATTTTTTGGTGAATTGTCAAAACTTATTAAAAAGGGAATTATGTGATGAATATGAAATGCCCCAGTTTTTTTAGACATTTGCAATCCACAATTTTGGCAAGTATAATTATCTCTTTTATAGATTAATATTCTAATTGCTTCCCAATCATCTCCGTATCTTGCAGGGGAACAATTCTTACTTCTTCCATCAATATAATTCCAAGGTTTAAGCCTTTTTTCAAATTTTACGGTTGTCCCATAATATCCTTTATGTCCTTTTATAAAAGGACTATTTAATTTAGCCCATGGACGCTTTTGACCCTTATTAGATTTAGAAATACTTTCTTTATGTTCTTTTGATAATTTTCTTCCAATGTATCCCTTATTTCTGCAGTTTAAACTACAATATCTCCTTCTTCTTAAATGAGATTTTTTCACATAAAACTTTTTACCACAAATTGGGCAAATTAGATCCGTTCCATTTTTTTTATATCCCATTTTTTGTTCTTTCTATTTTTTTAAATTCTTTTTCTAATTCAATCATATAAACCGCCCGGTCATATGGTAGCTTGTTTACTTGATATGGAGTAAATCCAAAATGATGAGCAAAGAACCAATACATTAATTCATCTGAGATTTCTTCATTATCTTGGTGGTACCCTTTTAAACTACCCCTAATTAATCTTTTTTTTTTAAGGATGGTTCTGCAAATTCTGTATATGCACCAAATAAGTAATCTGTTACTTCAGCAGGTAATTCTTTAATACCTGTTAAAGATTTATCAAAAGGAGCTTCTACAATTGCTTCTGTAAGAATCTTCTCTTGAATTTCTGAATCATCTACAGTAATATTTGGTTGACCTGCAATTATTCTAGTTTTAGTACATTCCCCACGGATTTTATTCCTTACACCAGTACTTAATTTCTTTATAGTAACTAATGCTTCTTTTTTGTTGATTAATAAAGGTACTTTTATTGTTTGTATAACTATCCTTTGTTGCTCGTCTAATTTCAAGTTTGGCACTTGCTGTTCTTGATTTTCCATTTTTTCCTCCCTGGATTTACTTTTTTGAATCACTAAGCTATGTTATCTGCTGCGACTGGGGCTGTTTGAATATCATTTGTATAAATAATATTCGTACAAGCTCTTGCCCAACCAGTAACATCTTCTTTTACAACTTCATTAACATTTTGTGGTAATGTTTCTTCATTAAGATGAACTCCTGTCAAATTAATATCTAAAATATCTCCATCATCATTTGTGAATGTTAATTCTAATGTTGCGATTTCTGTTCCACTTCCAGTAGTTGGTGCAGTTGCACTATTTGTTCCATTTAGAAAATATGTTAAAAGTGCTGTATGAGATTGGAATGCTGCAGTCATAGAAAAATTGTATTCTCTATTTTTTGCAACTTGGTCAGTCATAAATCTACTACCAATGCCATATACAGGATCTAATTTATTATTAATAGTCAATTCAAAAGATTGAACTGCTGCAATAGTTGTCCCATCAGGCATTTCTATACTTCCATGTGCAAATGTAAAAACTGGTTCAACATCTGCTAAATTAGAAGTTTTAGTTGTTCCTAATGCTTCATACCTATATGGGCATTCAAGACTAAATTTCAATGCTTCATTTACTGCTGCGGATATTGTGCAAGTGTTTACTCTACATCCTATTAAATTACTTGCGGCATCTGTAGTGCCTAACTCAAAACTTGTTTTAGTTGTGAAACTAGTTATTCTATCTAATTCTGTGTAAGTGTGTGTATAAGCCCCAGAAGTTCCTGCATCAGCATTTGCGCCTAAAACTCCCAATAACCAATAAGCATTTGAAAGTGCTCCATTAACTGTTACAGTTCCAGCATATTGTTTATTTATTGTTGCAGTTGCATTTCTTGCTCCAACCCCATAGATTCTTTCTGCATTGTTGTTTCTCGATACACTTACTTCAACACCCTGTCCAAAAGGCATATAGGTTTCATCAGATGCTGTGTGACTTGCTACTGCTTTGGTCCATCCTGTTTGATCTTCAAAAGCATATAAACAAACCGATTCTCCACCACTTATATAATTTTGTGCCATAGTTATTTTACCTCCTTTAATTTAATTTTTCTCGTTTGAGTAGGATATTTCCCCTTGACACTTGATTTAAGGCCATTAGGAAGCACTTTTTTTTGTTTTATGAGTAATTCTACATCTTTTTGGGTAATTTTCCCTTTTGCTAAGTCTGTCATAATCTTTTTTAGTTCTTTTTTGTCTATCATGCTGAATCCACCGAAAACATCCCAAGGAAATCTATATTTTTTTGCATAATTTCATCTTTTTTATTAAAACTATTAATCGTTGGACCTATCATTGTTGGTTTTATAAAGGATAAGTAATAAAAATTTTTAGCATTTGTGACATATAAATCTTTAATTGTTTGGATATAACCATCAAGATCATCCGAATTATCATCATAAATTACTATTGTAAATGCCACATTGGAAATAAATTTTTCTCCACCAATCCCAAAAGCTTCTGTACTCACATTTAAAATATCCGTAGCAATTCTTGGATAAGAATTTATTGTTAAATCATCTCTTGGAAAATCTGGATAAATTTTATCAGACCCATAATCGTGAGATACCACATAATCCCCTGTTTGATTAGATCCAAAAGTAATTACACACCCAGTTGCATGGTTATAATTGACTGTATAATCTGTGCCTAAAGATTTTGATACTGATGCAACTATAATTGATCGAACATTTTTTACATTCGTTCTAGAAATTGTTATAACCTTTGTTCCTGAAAGGGTTCCAGTAGCATTTGCTGTGGTTACACCCCTAATTGTCGTTGAGAATATATCCTGATTTCTTAAAAATACAATTTGTTCTTGTTTTATTTTCTGGATGTCCATTTTCCTCTTGGAATTTTACCACTTGGTTAAATATATAAAAATCCTTGAACTATTTAAATATTGGTGTTTATTTTATTTATTTCTTCAATAATAATTTTTTTTAATTTTAATTGAATTGTATTTCTTATAAATGGATTTGGCCTAGTCCCATATTTTGCAATTTTCTTTGCAATTGGATATGCTAAATTTTCATCACCTAATTTTAGTTTTGCCCACCTCTTTAAATGTTTCGCACTAACCACATGTGGATTTGTTCCATATTCTACATATTTTGCATAATCTACCATCCAAATTAATAATCCCCTATTAGTTGGTTTAACCTTAATACTATTTCTAAGGCGACCAGTATCCACAGGAGCAATCAAAATAAGTTCGTTCTGAATTCTTATTGCAATCCTTGGGAGGGCTAACTCCAACATTTCTTTAATTTTACTCATCTTTTAAATAAAAAAGGTTTACTGTTTTGAACATTAAAGTTCCATTAAAATTCCTTTTACTAACTGTATCCACCCTATAAACTTTTGAATCATGGGTTATTTTATCATATTTATTCATTGTTTGTGTTGATTTTATAAATATTTTAGCGTCATAAACTTCTGTTAATCCTGATTTATCTAAACCAAATTTTTTATTGGGATTTGAAAAAACGACATCAATTGTTTCATTGGTTCCATCAGAATAAGTTTTATTACCATGAAAATTTGTAGTCATTGTTACAGGGGTTCTAGTTACTTCTACCCCAAAATCTGCTAAAGGTCCATTAGAAAAATCGTCACCAGTCATTTTTATTCATTTTTTATTTTTTTTGTTATTTTTATTTAATAACCACCCTTTTTCATTTTATACCACTACTGAAGGTCTTGGTTTTATTCTACTTAAAAGCCTATCCCTCTCTTTAATTAATTGGGTTGCAGTTTCTCTCCACTGGGTATATGGTTCCCCCTTCTGTACATGGAATTCCCCCAACCCATAACCCACTATATCTGTATAAGATTGCCCCACAATTCTTGCAACCATTGCAATTGAACAAGCAAAGTTCATTAATTTCTTGAATATTTCATTTATTTGTAATTTTACAATTTTACTTCCAGATTCATGAGTATAAACTAATTGATCAACAGTTATTGTTCCAGTATCTGTTGCACTAACTTGTGCAGCCTCCTTATAACCATCCATTCCATAAATTTCAACCCAATCATCTGCACTAAATCCAGTTTCACTTGCAACAGATAATTCTACACTTGTCCCTGCAACACTTGCTGCACTGGTGGTTGTTTCTGTTGAACTCTCTTCTAACCAACCATAAAGATATTTGCAAATCACCTTTTTAGATCCCGCCTTAAATAAACTATTTGTTAAATCCTGACTAGTATCTAATTCTATTTTTCCACTTTCTTTATAAATATGCAAATATGCTGGATCTTCAGTATCCCCATCAATTTTTAAGGCCCTCACAGCTAATAAAGGATTTTTATCTAAAAAAATTCGAATAGTCCCATTCCCATCTAAGATGTCTATTCTTTCCTTTGGTGTGAAAACAGTATTAAAATGTCTTTCTATTTGAGGCTCACATTCTACTATAATTGCTTCTACATCGGTGTCATTAATTTCAGAACTTCCTATTCCAGAGGTTCTTCTAACTGAGGCAACTGTTACATAATTTCCCATTTTAAAACCCTATAAATTTTTTTGCTCCTGTAAATATTGTTAATAAAAATAACCAGATATATTGCACCTTTTTTTGAATTTTATACTCTCCCAATTTTTTTCTAATACAAATTAAATTATTATAGATAATTATATCCTTATCTATTTTTCTCATCCTTTTAAATTCTTCCAATCCAACCTCTAAACCATTACTTGCCATATTTTCTCCTTAATTTTTTTTCAACATCATCACGAAAAGGCAAAGACTCCTTTTTTTTAATTACCCTAATTAATTTTTCTTTAGTTCCCCAATTTACTATGTCTTTAGCAGTTTTAGTTCCGATCCCCTTAATTTTTATTAATTCTTTAAAAAATAAATCATCAAAGGGATGGGAGAATAAATCTATCATTTTTGTTTCCAACACTCTTTTGCCAATTTTTCCTTTCAGAGAACTTATTTTAGGTACCCCTAAAACTTTTTGAAATCCATAAGATTCTCCAATAAATTCTGGTAAATCTATTATTTCCCCATTTTTTAAAAGAGTCCACTTATATCCCTTTCCATCATTTTCTCTTACTTGAACTTTTAATCCATTATTTATAAATTTCATTTAAACTCCATATTGATTTCTTTCTGAACTGTATAAGTATGCGACTTCTGTGCTTGATAGTTCTCTTTTGTGTATTTTTAGATTACTGATTTGTCCATTAGCATAACTTGTGTCGTATCTTCCTATCCATACATCGTGGTCAAGGTTTTCCATTGCTACGTAAGTTCCAGTTTTTAAATCAGTATCATCAATAGCAACACCATTAAGATAAAGA